CCTAGAGTCATTATATATGTCATGTGCCAGCAGGTCGGGCCTATGCTCATATTTTGTAGACAATTCATATTGTATATCATCAGTATAACTGGTTATTTTCCTGAAATTAATAAAATTTAAGTAGCCGGCACCTACACCTGTTGAAAAATAAGGACTTGTTTTAGCATAGGTAGGCATTATAAGAATCCTTTTCTACGAAGAGCATTGCTGTTGAGATAAGAGTCAACTCCAAAAGTAGCTTGTTCTGCTCTACTGTACATTGGCAACAATGTTATTGACAATGTTGAAATTACAGGAACAAAATTTTGACTAAATGGATTTAAATTAGCATCTTTATCTAATCTATAATAATCTACATCAGTAGGAAACTCTTGTTTAAAACTAGAAATCGCAACCGGAATATTGTTTAACATATATTCACCGTAGGCAAATAATCTACAAACAGGTGGCGGGGCTCCGGCATCTGCATCTGTGCCAAATTTCATTCTAGTTAGAGATTTCAATAAGTGTACTGTGCTAAGATATATCATAGCATCTTTATCATTTTCTACGCTAAACCTTCCACTAACACTAATAGCACCAACTTGACTATTTCTATATGAATAGTACGTATAGTTAGAGTGCATAGGAGACTGATTAGAATAATTGGCACTATTGTCAAAACTTATCGACGGGGTGTATGGAAATATGATGCCGCCTAGCGTGGCTAACTCGTCGCTTGCTGCTCCGCTAGTATAGGCTGTAAGATAAGATGCGGGAACTTTAATCTTAACTCGAAAATCTTCTGCTCCGGCCCAAGTAACGCTGGCATTTTTCGCATTCGGATCGGATACTGCTCCTGCCTTAGGAGCAAAAAATGCCTTATAGACGGCAAGGCCTGCGGTTAGGGCAATACCTGTTTTGGTTGCGTCGGTTAATCCGTCTGCCATAGAATAATTCCTTTTTTGGTATTTACCTGATAAATAATATACACAGTTAACTAATCGGTTGACTTTGCTATATATCCTGCTATACTTAACAAAAGGAGAAGTCATAAAAAATGACCATAATTACATCACCCACCGGACGTAGAGTAAAATACCTAAACAATAGAGATTTGCTAGCAGAGATACATAGAAGTAAATGCAGTTTTAGCAGTTTTACACAGCCGGAATACAGTCAACACGATATAATCCTAACCAATTTAGATAAAATCAATGTAAGGACAGTGGCCGAAGCTAAACGTAACAGAGCCAAGCGGCTTGGATTAGAGTTGTTTGCCAAAGCTAGGCTAGCTGGAGATAAAAAAAGCAAGCTGGCCGAATTTATAGTAGACTATAAAAAAATACCAAAGACAGACATCGTTATAAGGATTATGACATTCGAGCATGTCCCGTTGTCCCCGGGAAGAAAGAAGACTACTAAAACCACAGCAGATGCCCACGATAAAGTAAACTTTCCTCCGTTCCAACATTGGAAATACGACGATACCGACGAATTGATCTGTGTAGGAAAGAGTCATTGGCAAGGAACTGTAAGTAAAGGTAAGTTTAACAAAGACCACGGACGTATTACTGAAAATCTAGGCAAGATGTTTATCAAACTAAGTGAACGCTATGCTCAGCGTAGTAATTGGAGAGGATATACCTACGTAGAAGAAATGAAGGGGCAAGCTATTCTTCAACTAAGTCAGATCGGTCTTCAGTTCGACGAATCGAAATCAGAAAACCCATTTGCCTATTACACAGCAGCCGTTACCAATAGCTTTACCCGAGTGCTTAACCTTGAAAAGAAAAGTCAAAATATACGCGACGACTTATTAGAGAATGCCGGACTAACTCCTAGCATGACTAGACAGAACAGTCAAGAGTTTGCCGAAGAGATCGCCCGCCAAGCCGAGATGTATAAAAAGACAAGAAAGTCTAAAGGTGGTGGAGTTGTATCTGAACCGGACGAAGATGAGGAAGAAAACGCTTGATCTTTACAACACTTTCCTGCTATACTTTAAGCAGGAGAACTTTAACTAATGCAATTATTCAATAAGGTAGCGTGTCTAACGGACATACACTTCGGTCTTAAAAGCAATTCATCCACACATAATCAAGATTGCGAAGATTTTGTAGACTGGTTTATCAAAGAAGCACAGGCAAATGGCTGCGAAACGTGTATCTGTCTAGGAGACTGGCATCATAATCGTAACAGTATTAACCTAATTACGTTAGATACTAGCTTGCGATGTTTAGAAAAACTCGGAGCCGCCTTTGAACAGTTCTACTGGTTTCCTGGAAATCACGATCTGTTCTACAAAGACAAGCGTGACATACACTCGAGTGCTTTTGGTCGGCACATTCCAGGCGTTACTATCATAGATAGTGTTACAACCCAGGGTGATGTCACACTTGTACCTTGGCTGGTAGGTGACGAATGGAAGTCTATTAGCCAAACTAAGAGCAAGTATATGTTCGGGCATTTCGAATTGCCGCTGTTTTACATGAACGCCATGGTCCAAATGCCCGATCACGGAGAGTTACAGGCCAATCACTTCCAGCATCAAGAGTTTGTATTCAGCGGGCACTTTCATAAACGACAACGCAGAGATAAGATCGTTTACATAGGAAACGCATTTCCGCATAATTTCGCCGATACATGGGACGACGATCGAGGCATGATGATGTTAGAGTGGGGTGGGGAGCCCGAGTTTAAAGCATGGCCTGATGCTCCTAAGTACAGAACACTTACACTTAGCAAACTTATAGACAACAAAGATGATATCATGAAGAGCAAGATGTACCTTAGAGTACAGCTAGACATAGACATCAGTTACGAAGAAGCTAACTTCCTTAAAGAAACCTTTATCGCCGAACATGATATTAGAGAAATCAGTCTCATCCAAGAAAAGAACAATGTAGAAAACTCGATAGAAGACAGCCCAGATGCTAAATTTGAAAGTGTTGACCAGATCGTGACAGATCAGTTAGTCAATATTGACTCAGACACCATCGATAAGAAAATCCTACTTGAAATATATCAGAACCTATAATGTTTAAAATTAAAAATATAACTGTTAAAAACTTTATGAGTGTGGGCAATCAAACTCAAGCAGTAGACTTTGACCAAGAACAGCTCACCTTGGTGCTTGGTGCTAACTTAGATCTAGGCGGTGATGACAGCGGATCACGCAACGGAACTGGTAAAACTACTATTATTAATGCCTTGAGTTATGCTTTGTACGGGCAGGCCTTAACAAATATACGAAAAGAAAACTTAATCAATGCTACTAACGGTAAAAACATGTTAGTGACCGTAGAGTTTAACAGGGATGGTGTTGATTACAAGATCGAACGCGGACGTAAACCCAACGTGCTTAAATTCTTTGTAGGAGATCAGGAACAAAAGAGTACAGATACTGACGAAGCACAGGGAGATAGTAGAGAAACACAGAAACATATTGAGCAATTACTTGATATGAGTCATACTATGTTCAAACATATTGTCGCTTTAAATACCTATACAGAGCCGTTCCTTTCAATGAAAGCAGCAGACCAGCGTGAAGTTATTGAGCAGTTGTTGGGCATAACACTATTGAGCGAAAAAGCAGAATCGTTAAAAGCAATAGTCAAAGAAACTAAAGATCAAATACAGGCGGAAACATATCGCATTGACGGAGTAAAGTCCGCTAATGAGAATGTACAGAAAAGTATCAACAGCCTAGGAATTAAAAGCTCTGCTTGGGATAATAAGAAGTATGATGACATAGAAAAACTCAGCAAGGCTATTATATCTCTCGAAAGCGTAGATATTGAAGGCGAAATAGAGGCACACACCCAACTAAGAGTATGGCTCGAGTATAGAACTCAAGTTCAAAATTTAAACAAACAAAAGGCAACTCTAGAATCTGCTGTAGGGCAAGCCGAACGAACTGTTAAAAAATATGAAAAAGAGTTAGCAAGTTTAGGAAATAAAATCTGTCACGCCTGTGAACAAGAACTTCACGATCATAAACACGAAGAGATGACCAACTCAGCTGTTCAAAATTTAAGCGAGGCGATGAAATACTTCGACAAAGTATCTCAAGACTTATTAAAGATTGTAGATGAATTAGGAAACGGAGACATGCCGGAACGTCCGCAAACGTTCTACGAGACAGAGGCAGAAGCATTAGGACATAAAAATAATTTAGATAGTCTGGCTATTAGTTTAGAAACAAAAATAGCCGAACACAATCCTTACGAAGAACAAATAGCTGAACTAAAGAAGACCGCTATACAGGAAATCTCATGGGATACCATCAACACGTTGACTAAATTGAGAGAACATCAAGAATTCTTGCTTAAACTGTTAACAAACAAAGATAGTTTTATTCGTAAGAAGATCATCGATCAGAATTTGAGCTTCTTAAACAAGCGACTAGGATACTACATTGATAGGTTAGGACTACCACATACAGTAGTCTTCCAAAATGATCTTTCAGTATTGATAACACAATTAGGGCAAGATCTCGACTTTGACAACCTAAGTCGAGGAGAGCGCAATAGACTTATATTAGCATTGAGTTTTGCTTTCCGAGATGTTTGGGAAAATCTATATCAGCACATAAACTTACTGTTTGTAGACGAGTTGATTGATTCAGGTATGGACTCGGCAGGAGTCGAAGCAGGGTTAGCTGTTTTGAAAAAAATGGGCAGAGAGCGCAACAAGAATATATACTTGATCAGTCACAAAGACGAACTAGTAGGCAGGGTAAACAATGTACTTCGAGTGATCAAAGAAAACGGTTTTACCAGTTATTCAAATTCGTCAGACTACGTAGAGGCCTAATGCTAAATGCTTGTTAAGAGATATCAAGAATTACACTCTGAATATTTAAAAGCATTAGTTGAGTATCATAATGCATATGTTCAATGTATACTTGGAAAACAATCTAGATCTAGCAGAGTAGCACTACGTAAAGCATTGAAAGTATTAAAAACATTAAGCGGTGAAATGGCCAAAGAATTACAAAATGTGGGGAGAGCCAAAATGGAATTGTATAAGGACCATTACCAAACTCATAGACAAAAAGGAAAAAATAATAATGTCAACAACACAAGCGATTAAAGATCAATTAGAAGCATTCCTAGCAGAAGATGCCAAGTTTACAGCGGGCAATGCTGCTGCCGGCACCCGTGCTCGCAAGGCATTAGGTGAGTTGTCGAAAGCTGTCAAAGCCCGCCGCAACGAAATCACTGCTGAGAAGAATGCTCGTAAGGAAGCTAAAGCAGCAAAGTAATCAATGACTTGGTACCATAAAGGTTCTATAGTTGAAGAACTACCTGAGGATTGCGTGGGATTTGTTTATCTTATCTCATGTAATACCTCAGGCAGACTCTACATTGGTAAAAAATTAGCAAAGTTTAGTAAAACGACCTACAAGACGGTAACGCTGAAGAACGGCAAGAAGAAGAAAAAGAAGATCAGAAGCAAAATAGATAGCGACTGGCAAGAATATTATGGCTCAAACTTAGAACTCAACAAAGACGTTGAGTTATTAGGCAAAGAAAATTTCACAAGAGAAATATTACATTACTGTAAAAGTAAAGCAGAAACATCGTACGTTGAGGCCCGCGAACAATTCGACCGCAAAGTATTAGAATCAAACGAATATTATAACGGACAGATCTCAGTCCGTGTCCATGGCTCCCACATAAAAAACAAAATTTAAGCTCAGTTAATCGGTCTCAAGGCTCGCACCTGCTAATTTCTGGTGCCCGGAAACCTGGATCTCGGATCACAGGGAGGGAAATCTCTTGCCGATAAGAGTGCTCAACTACTACCCGAAAGGATGAAGATCGCTATCAAGACCTGCGATTTAGTT